ATCACCCTCTAAAAGATCGGGCATTTTATTAAAATGAACTCTAAATCTATATGTTGTGTTAGGAACTGGAGCAAAAGCTATACGTCCAGATGTTGTGTCTGATTCTCCTGTACCTCCACCAAACATAGCATAATATTTAGGTTGACCTTGAGCTGCTGATGTTCCTGTTACATCTTGATACTCTTGTAAGTATGTATAATCTTTTTTCTCTAACCATCTATTAGCTCCTGTAGTTTCTGATCCTGCAGTATCGTATACTTGTATACCTCTTATGAACAATGCTCCTGCTGGAGCGTTAATAGATTCTTGTCCAGCAACTAAATTACCTAATTGTTGTTTCCTATCTGCATCAATAGGAATATCTCTAAAAATTCTATATTGTGCATTTAAAATTATATTTTCTAAAACAGAGTCTGACAAAACATTCGAGTCTGTTTCAGTATAACTTCTTATCTGTGTTTTTAATCCTGACGCACTTAATCCAGCCATTATGATCCCTTATGTTTTCTTTTTATCTTTTCTAGTTTACGGTTAGAAACAGCGTCCTGTTCATTTTCATAAACTGGAACATCCGACTCTTTTGATTTTAAATACATTTCTTCGTGTGGGTCCATTTCTTTTTTAGGTATAAACCAACCTTTAATTATATTAATAATATGTTTAATCATGCGCTTAATGTGACTGGTCCTACTGAACAGCCAACTCCTCCTCCTTTAACTCCACCAATTGTAGCAGTATCTGTGTCAACTGTAAAATGAAAAAAATTTGCTACAGAATAATCGCTAGTATTTCTAGCGTCATTTACATACAATCCTGTTGTAATTGCATAACCAGCAGCTTTTGCAATATTAGCTCCTGTAATTCCGTCAAAGTCCGCGGGATTTGCATATGTAAAACTGCTTCCTGCAGAAGTTGTTGGAGCTCCTCTAAATCTATATGTTGTTCCATTTGTTAAACCATGACCGGGAGCTGTAACATTTATAATTCTAGACCCCGCTTCATAACTTTCAAAAGCATTTTCTGGTAAAGAATATGCTACATCGTTTTCCGTTCTTGCAACTCGAACATGTCTTAAAGCAATACCATCCGCATTTTGTGGTTTTGGTTCTAATTGTGGCTGCTTTGGTTCAAACTCAGATACATGCACAAAAGATCCATTCCATTCTCTAACCATTTCTCTGTATGGAAACTCTAAACCAGATCTATCTGATATTGCTTTTGCGTATTTACCTGTTGCGTATTTTGACATTATTCAGGATCCTCCGCTTGTTTAAATGGTAAACCAGTTCTTTTCTCAACTTCTTTATCTTGTTTTAATTTTCTAAGTTCTCTCTCTTCAGCAATTTTTTTAATTTTTTCCTCGAAACTTGTTAAATTTAATTTGTTTGTTTGCGCTCTGCCTTTTAAAATTACTCCCATTCCTTTTGTTATTATTGTCATTATGCTCCTGGATAATAAGTTTTTGGTGTTATGTGTGTGCTAGAAGCAGAACCATCTTCTGCCAAAGCTCTAGCAAACTCGTCTTCGTAAGCTAATTTCATGGGTTGAATTAAATTTGGTTGATACTTTTGTGCTAAATAATATGCTAGTCCTGATACCATACAAGGCACAAATCTAAACGGTACGTCAGATGCATTTGTATAATCTCCTGCATCTTGTATTCTTTTGATGTAATAGATGTGCATATCCTTAGATCCGTTTGTAGAATCTGGTGTTGGATATACTTGAATACTAACGTGATCAATAAATCTTTGTACAAAATATTGATTAGGTGTGCCCTTAGAAAGTTTATTTGAAAAACCTCCATAGGTTGATCTATCAACTTTTGTCATAGGTGAATCTGATTGCGTAGTCTGGGTTCTATTAGATCTTAATTGTGCTTCAAGAACATCGGATATTCCGTAAACACCGTTTGGATTTGACACAGCACTTGTGCCATCATCACTTGATCTAAAAAATTTATATTCGGCTTGTCCTTCAATTAAATCAATATCAAGTTCATCTATTTCCCAATAGTGAATACCTCTATTACCCCATTCTTGAAGTAATATATTTAAAGATCGTCTTGCAGATTTTAATTGATAACCAGCAACATTCTGTAAACCAATACGCTCAAAAGATTCTTCTACTATTTCATCAATAGCAAAAGTTTTGTCGAACGTCGCTGTTCCCGAAGTAGTATTAGCCATTTAAACTCCTACGATTCGTAAACTTTAATCCATTCACAAACGATTGTACCTGTATCTCCACTTGTGCAAGCTGGTAAAACTACGTTTACATCTCCAGTAAAACCTGTTGCTTCAGTGTTTTTTAATCCACCAAAGTCACTATAATCAAATTCCATTTCACCTGCTAATGTTTGAAATACTACATCGGTGTCAGCATCCCATTGCATTCTAATTGCATCAGCTGGTGCTGTTACAGAAACATTAAATCTAACTTTGTTTAATCTTACAGTTTTGCAAGTTTTACCATTGTTTGAATTTAATCCAGAAACATCAACTATTTTAGTTGTGCCTCCAGTAGAATCAGAAACTACATTGTAGTGAGTGATTAGTTTTTTTGCTCCGTCAAATACAGTTGTATTTAATACTGTGTCTGCCATGTGTTGTCCTCCTTTTAAAGAGCGCCTGCATTACCAGGCGCTCCGAGTTTATCTATTAACTATCTGCAAAAGGTGTTGCTTCAGTACCTGTACCGATCAACACAGCTTCTACTAAATATACATTGTCTTCAAGTGCAGTGATAGTAACTGTACTACCTTTGTCTCCACCTGTAGTTCCACCGTTCATGCTAATAACATCGTTTGATGATCCTGGAACAAATGTGTTGTTAGTTCCATCTGCTACGTTTACAACAGTTGCGTGACCAACAAATTTGTCAGTTCCGTCTGTTTTAATATCGCAGTCAGTTGAATCTGTGCCTACAAAAAATTTGTAAACTGCACCTAAGTGATTGTTCACATTAGGGTCATTGTCTCCAGCTGATGCACCTTTGCTATCTGCTTTAATTGTTGGAAGTGTTATTGCCCCATCTGCATCATTTACTTTTATAACTTTTCCTGCGTGAGAAGCAAAAGTTAAAGTAGTCTCTGACGTGATATTGACAATTGAATCAGGTCCCGCAGTAACAAATCCTCTTTGAGATTTTACTGGTCCTGAAAATGTAGTTGTTGCCATGTTTATATCCTCCTAGTTTTCCGAATACAGTCTCTAGGCCGTCGACTATACGCGTCTGTATTCTAAATAATAAATGTATAGTAATAAAACTATACACTACATTTTAGTAGAGCGCAAGGTAGCCTGTAATGTGAATTGAATTTATTCAACGATGTAGCTTTTTACTAAGTAGCTACAGAAACTTCGGGTGCAGCGTCTTCGATCTTATTTTGCAGATGTGCTTTTGCAGCTTCTGCAAGTTTAATCTGGCTAATTACTTCTCTGACTTTTCTGTCAATCTTAACCATATCGAGAGTATATCTACCCTCTTTAAGATGCTCCTGCTCCCATTCTAGATCCAGACCCTTCTTCTTCGTGTACAGGTCCTGTAGATGTTGTTGTGGCATCTCCATTTATAACCTCCTCATAGGTTATTCGTTTTACTCTTGGATCATGCATTTCTCCAAGAGTCTCCCATTTTATATCATTTTTTCCTAACTTGTCAATGATAGCATTTTCTATGTCTAATGGGCCGTCCAAAGACTCAATGGTAAAGTCAGCGTGTAATTGATAAGCGTATATTTGGACTCTAAATTTTTTCATATTCTCACCGATTTTGTTTGATAAATGGGGCCGTTTTAAGGCGGCCCCATAAATTTAGTTATTACGCACCTTCTACGCCGAAGATACCTCTAGGGTCTGATACTCCGAACGAGTATCTTTCTCTAGCTTTGTATCTAACGTTTCCAGTATCGAAATCACCTTCCATTGCAGTTGTTAATGGAGCTCTGTTGAACATTTTCATACCATTTGGTACGTCTGTAATGATGTAGAACGCATCTGTATCAGTTAGGTAATTGTTCACTCTGTATCCTTGAGGAACCATTCCCATTGAAACGATTGCATTGATATCATTATCAGCTGTTCCAGTTCTACCTTGAGATTTCATCAATCTCTCAGCTGTAAACTGAAGCTCAGAAGGAATAATCATTTTTACTCCTCTTGCTGCAACTCTTAGACCTCTCTCGTCAGTCATTTTAGCAATGTCAATCATTGACTGCTCTAATGATGTTTCGTTAAGGTCAGCCTGAGTAGTCAGAGTATTTGAAAAAGTACCTGCTACTGTAGGGTGATCTGTTGTGAACAACGC